TTTAGGAGCAGTTGCTATTAAGGTAGAACCATGGTTGACTGCAGGTAATGATTCAGTAATTGTAATTAATATGGATAAAGTAATTACAATATCAGAAGTGTATGATGAGCAATATATTTCTGTATATAAAAAATACTTAAGGGATAAAGACAGAGACTCTAATCAAACGGAAATTAATGAAGAGATGGGATTTTTATCTTCAGTGTCTGATGCAAGAGTATTTTTAGAGAAACTATATAAAAGTAGCTAAGCCCTCTCTATGAACCCTGACAGAGTTATTCTACAGATGGAATCCACTCTTGTCAAGCCTTTTGATTTTATGCTATAATGTAAACACATTTATAGGAGAATCATGAAATGTCAAGAAAGAAATCAGAACATTATGTAAACAACAAAGAATTTTTGGAAGCACTGATTGTTTACAGATCCAAAGTCAAAGCAGCACAAGAAGCAGGAGAACCACTCCCACGTATCACTAATTACCTTGGTGAATGCTTCCTGAAGATTGCAACCCACTTGTCTTACAAACCAAACTTTGTTAACTACATGTTCCGTGAGGACATGATCTGCGACGGCATTGAGAACTGCGTCCAGTATATTAAGAACTTTGACCCAGCAAAGTCTTCTAATCCATTTGCTTACTTCACACAGATTATCCACTATGCATTCCTGAGAAGGATTCAGAAGGAAAAGCGTCAGATGGACATCAGAACCAAGATCATTGAGAGATCTGGATTTGATGAAGTCTTCTCAAGTGACGGTGACATCTACAACACTTCCGACTATAATACCATCAAGGAAAACATTCAGTCCAAACTTTATTCATGAAAATTGCCCTGATAACTGATACACATTTTGGTGCTCGCAAGGGCAGTAAAATATTTCATGAGTTCTTCCAAAAATTCTATGATGATATTTTCTTTCCAACTCTTGAGGAGAGAGGTATCAAAGTAGCAGTCCATTTAGGTGATGCCTTTGATAGTCGTAAGTCTATTGATTTCTGGGCATTGGACTGGGCAAAAGCAAATGTGTACGACAGATTTCAGGAACTGGGAATTAAGTTGTATAACATTGTTGGTAATCATGACGCCTACTATAAGAATACCAACAATGTTAATTCTGTAGACTGCTTGTTGAGTCAGTATAAAAATGTAATTCCAATTTCAGAATCAAAAGAATATAAGATTGGTGGAGCAAATATGCTTTTGGTTCCTTGGATTTGCCAGGATAATCAAGACCAAACTCTTGATGTTCTAAAAAAATCCAAAGCAAAGATTGTCATGGGACATCTTGAGTTGAATGGATTTGAGGCATACAAAGGTCAGGTAATGGATCATGGTCACGATCCATCCATCTTTAAAAAGTTTGATCTTGTATATTCAGGACACTATCATACAAGATCTAATGATGGTAAGATTTTCTATCTGGGAAACCCTTATCAGATGTTCTGGAATGATGTGGATGATAAGAGAGGATTCCATATCTTCGATACTGAAACTCATGAACTTGAATTTGTTGAAAATCCTTACACTATCTTTGAAAAAATTTATTACGAAGATAACAACTACAGAACTTTTAATCCACTGCCATATGCTGGAAAGATTGTCAAGGTAATTGTCCGTAAAAAATCCAGTCAAGCAGATTTTGAAAAGTTCATTGACAAGATTGACAAAGCAGGATGTGTTGATCTAAAAGTTATTGAGAACTTTGCAATCAATGATGAAGAAGTTTCTTTAAGTGGTGATGAGTGTGAAGACACTTTAACATATTTAAATAAATACATTGATGACTCAGATTTTGATCTTGATAAGGATATTGTTAAAAATTTAATGAGGGAAGTGTATCGGGAAGCTTGCGAGATGGAATAATGTTTTTAATCACAATTTCTGGAAAAGAAGATGAGGGTGCATATTCAGTCCTGGATAAGGATGGTGAGAAGGCGCTATACCTCTTTGAAGAAGAGGATGATGCTGAGAGATACGCTGGTCTTCTAGAGGCAGAGGACTACCCAGAAATGTCTGTGATAGAGGTTGAAGATGAGGTTGCAATAAACACCTGTAACGTGTATAATTACCGATATGTAATTATCAGTCCAGAAGAGTTCGTGATTCCCCCTAGAGAGTATGATTTTATTTCAAAAGATAAGATGGCGTAATTTCCTATCCACCGGGAATCAGTTTACTGAGATTGATTTTACTGATGCACAAACGAATCTTATCATCGGAACAAATGGTGCAGGCAAAAGCACCGTTCTCGATGCACTGACATTTGTTTTATTCAACAAACCATTTCGTAAAATCAATAAGTCTCAGTTAATTAATGCTGTCAATGAAAAAGATTGCTCAGTTGAAATTGAGTTCACTACCAATTCAATTGATTGGAAAATTATTCGTGGTATCAAACCAAACGTATTTGAGATTTACAAAAACAATGAACTTCTTGATCGTAACGCAGCAGCAGCGGATCAGCAGAAGTGGTTGGAAGAGAATGTTCTCAAATTAAACTATAAGTCATTCACTCAGATTGTGATCCTGGGTAGTGCATCGTTTGTTCCTTTCATGCAACTTCCAGCAGGAAGTCGTCGTGAAATTATTGAAGATCTTTTGGACATCAAGATCTTTTCTCACATGAGTAACATTCTACGTGAGAAAATTCGTAGCACCAATGATAGCATTCGTGAACTCACTATTCGCAGAGATCTTGTGGAAGAAAAGATCGAGATGCAGAATAATTTTATTGAGGAACTTGAGAACAGGGGAAAGGAAAATATTAAGAATAAGAATGAAAAGATCAGACAAAATTTGAAAGAGCAGAATGATCTTCTCGGAGTGAATGAATTTAAAAATAGGGAATTGGAATCTGTTCAGACAAGAATCGAATCTTTCACAAGTCCTGACAAGAAACTTAAAAAACTTGGCACACTTCGTGGTAAATTGCAACAGAAAGTATCAACAATTACTAAGGAACATAAATTTTTCGCAGAGAATACGGTATGCCCCACTTGTGATCAGCATATTGAGGAATCGTTTCGCTTAAATAGAATTAATGATGCCGAGTCTAAAGCAAAAGAACTCCAAAAGGGGTTTGAAGAAATTGAGGAGGCCATCAGACTTGAAGAGGATAAGCAAACCCAATTCAAGGTTCTTTCTAGGGAGGCTACAAACTTAACGCATGACATTTCTAAAAACAATACTAGGATTTCAGGTATTCAGTCCCGAACAAGAGATCTGGAGCAAGAAATTCAAACTATTACCGAGCAACTTGAGAATAGAAATACTGAACGCCATGCACTAGAAAAACTAACCGAAGAACTGGAGGGTCTTCAGTCCCAACAATCTAAACAAAAAGAGAATAACGTTTACCACGATTTCGCACATTCCTTAATGAAGGATGGAGGAGTAAAATCCAAAATTATTAAGAGATATCTGCCTCTTATGAATCAGCAGATCAACAAGTATCTTCAGTTGATGGACTTTTATATTAACTTCTCTTTGGATGAAGAATTCAAAGAAACGGTGAAGTCCCCCATTCATGAAGATTTTAGTTATGAATCATTCAGTGAGGGGGAGAAGATGAGAATCGACTTGTCTCTCCTCTTTACCTGGCGAGAAATTGCAAAGATGAAAAACTCTGCAAGCACAAATCTTTTGATTCTGGATGAGATCTTTGATAGTTCACTCGATGGATTTGGTACAGAGTATTTCACAAAGATTATTAAGTATGTTGTCAGTGATGCAAACGTGTTTGTTATTTCACATAAGACTGATGAACTGATCGACAAGTTTGATAATCTAATCAAGTTTGATAAGATTAAAGGATTTAGTAAGAGGGTAGATAAATAAAAGAAAAAAGACTCATGAAATCCTTTAAGGAATTTACAGAAGCACTAGCGCCAAAGGGTGATAAGTATTATGCTGTAAAAAAAGAGATTGATAATAAAGAGTTTGCAAAGGGTAAGATGACTCCTGCACAAAAGTATGAAATTGAGAAAGCGAATAAAAAGAGAGAAGGTAACAAATATAGTGGCGGTAGTGGATATACAAATCCTAGAACAAAAGTATAATGGGTAGAGCAATACTAATTGACAATTTTCTTCCTTCTGATGCTTTCGATAAATTGACGGAACGAGTCGTCAAATCGAAGTATTGGGATAGTAATACACTTGGTGATTACGTTAGGGATGATTTGTGGGAAGATGTTACAAATTCAGTGTTTGGTGTGTGCCAGCATATCAATTTGTATTCTGAAAGATTTCCTCTAGATAAGAAAAATTATAATTTTTCATACAATCAATTTCGTCCTGCAAATTATCACCACAATGGAAATCAAGGAGCACATATAGACAACGGATCTTATGTGTATTATATTCATCCTGACTGGGATGAAAATTGGGGTGGCAAATTGCAGTTACCAAATGCTCAGAATCCTGAGTATAGAAGTATTTACGCTAAACCAAATCGTTTCATTTGGATGAATCCATCGGTGCTTCATGATATTACTCCAACATCAACAAATGCCCCTCATGCAAGAGTTGCAAACTTAGGATTTTTGAATTCTTGTTTTGATAATGACCCCGTTAATGCTGAGTACATAAATATTCTTACGACCGATTAACTGAATTTGTAGTGAAAAAAAATAAATTTAGTCGAGCACTTAAACACCTAAAGAAAGATCTGTCAGAGGCAGGACCAACTAATAGTATGAAACAGGTCTACTCTGACAATCCAGGTGGATATCGTTTGGGTAAACAAGATCCACCAAAAATATTTTTTCCAAATACAGATGGAACTTGGCCCGATGGAATCCCTGGAGAACCTGGTGCAGAGATATATGTAAGACCTCTTGGATATTGGGAAGAAGGACCCGGAACAATTCCATCAACTGAATACGATGAACTTCTTACATCAGATTTTTCTTATTCAACTCAAGCAGATAATCCGAGAAACACAGATACTATAATTGATTCCACTACAGGTTACGTAAAAGCATCTCTCCCACCTAATAGTAGAGATTTTATTTTAGGTCCATTAGTGGATTCTTATTTTCATAATCATGGATATGATAATCAAACAAGAATAGGATATATTCAAAAAGATACTAGAGAACTTGTTATCCTTGCAAGGATTGATGGACTTTGGGGTGATGATGTTGATGGAAATCCAATATTTCAAGATGGATTTGAGACAGCAGGTGGCAACACAAGACGCTGGAATGGACAGGAGAGTGGATTTACTGCTATAAATGATAAATTTACTTTTGAAATGTTACAGTGGTTCTATGAAAAAGTAAGAACGGGAAGAGTTATAAAAAATGCTTCTTTCTTCTTAGCAGGAGGTGTTGGGTGTCTAATTGGTGGAGGTGGAGACGGACAACCTGATGGGTCTACTCAGGGTAATGGTGTTGGTGGCCCTCTGAGTGGTGGTAATAATGCAGGTAATAATGGCGATGGTTCGGGTGGACCTGTTGCGGGTTTAGGTGGTAATCCTACTGCTGGAAGTCCTCAACAAGGCCCAACATTTGGTGGCCCACCGACAGGTCCGTATCCTGGTGCCCCTGGCGGCCCTGGTGGTCTTGGTGGTCTTGGTGGTTTAATCGGTGGTCTTGGTGCATTAGGTGGTCTGATTGGTGGTCCACTTGGTGATCTCATTAATACAGCACAAAATCTGTTTGGTGGGGGTGGAGAAGAGGCAGTTGAACTGCTTAGTGGTCTTGGTGATGGATTAGGAACTCTTATGGATATGAAGGGTGCTATTAATAATGCAGAAGCAAATGGTAATATTACACCTCCAGGTAGCGATCCAGATTTTCCTGATCATAAAGGCATTGCAGATGGTGCCCTTGGTTCTCCAAGTAATCCAGTTCAAAAAAATCTCTCTGATTCAACCAGTAGACTATTGTCTATGAATCTTAGTCGAAATATGAGTGGATCTGAACTTAGAAAACAAATTCAAAAAAATATTAACAGTAAATTTAATTTTGGTGGTAGGGGAACAATCAATAATATATCACCTGCATCACCAAATCCTTCCTTTAATAAAAAAGGAGATTTGATCATAAATGATACATATTCTTTTGGTGCTGGTGGTGATATTGCTCTCAAACCTTTGCTTCTGAGGACACCATTCACTCCAGAGGTTACTGTAGGAGAATTTGCAAGACAGACATCTGGTGGCGATAAGAATCTTGAAAATAAAGTTCTAGAGTTCTTTGATAGAGGTATTGGTAATTTTCTACCAGGACTGATGCCTAAGAGTAACGATCCTGTAGTTAGGATGCAAATTATAATTCCTGCTAAAAATATAAGAGAATCTACAGAAATTTCTAGAGAAAGACGCAGAAAAATTTTAAGAGAAGTCAAACAACCTTATGTTCTCCCTGAAGTCAAGAAAGAAAAGTATAAGATGAACTTTTCTGGTAAATACAAATCACAGAATACTCCTGATGTAACTGCATCAAAACAGTCTGATGATATGATTAGAGCAAAAAATGCTGATGGTCAGTTGTGGAGAAGTAAGGATAAGTATTGGGCTGGATATGAGACCACCGAAAGAATGAACGTTATTCAAGATAGAGTTGGTCATGGTAAGTGGTATTTTGATAGTATTACTAATTCCAATTCTCAAGATTATGAAAAAATCACTGAGCGTTTTAAAAATACATTAAAGGACAGAGAACTTCAAGAACATTTAAACACTCTTGCTCATGAAAAAGCAATGAGAGAAATTGAAGATGATTATGTTAGTCCTTTCCGTGAAAAGAAAGAAGTACAGGAACAGGAAACCATGAGTTATGATAATGATCCACTCATGAAGAAAGTTGCTAAGAGATTGAGACAAGAAATTGATTACCCTGATAAACCATCTAAATTTGGTTATCCAGATCAACCACCACCGGAGATGATAAATGGGTTCCATCCACAGTATGGTAAAGCACAGGTATATTCAAAATTGGATCCTGATAGTGCCGAAACAATGTCTAGAGCACCAACAGGGAATCCTGACATTGACACAAATGTGCAAAAAGCACGTAAACTGAAATCAGTTAAATCCGTATCGAACAATGAGAGTCCCGAACTGGAAACACCACTCAAAAAAAGAACAAAAAAGAAAACTTAAACCACAGGCAATGCGTGCTAGGCGTGCTGCTCTGAACCACTTTAAAAAGTGTCACATGACCTCGCCCAAAAGGCGGGGTTCTTTTGTATAGTAGGTTCAATCAAACGAAACCAATGGCAGTCAATCACGAAATCAAGTCCCAACTTGCCAAACTGCTTGCCACTGAAGATCTGGTGGTTGAGCACAAAAAAGTTGAAACTGCTTGCTTCAATGTGCAAACACGAGTCCTGACACTTCCAATGTGGGAGAACGCAAGCAGTGTTGTATATGATATGCTTGTTGGTCATGAGGTTGGACATGCCCTGTACACTCCAAATGAAGATTGGTTCTTAGAGCATAATATTCCCCCACAACTTGTTAATGTTGTTGAAGATGCTCGTATTGAGAAGTTGATGAAGCGTCGATATCCCGGTCTTGCAAAGACATTCTATAATGGATACGGTCAACTTTCTGAGCAAGATTTCTTCCAACTTGAGAATGAAGATATCTCTAAGATGAATCTTGCTGATAAGATCAATCTGTATTTCAAGATTGGTAACTTTATTGACGTTCCTTTTGATTCTTATGAGGAGAGCGTTCTTGTGCAGAAGGTTGCAGATGTAGAAACTTTCCAAGAAGTTCTTCAGGTTGCTGAAGAACTTTATCAATACTGTAAAGATGTAAGTGAAAATCAGAATCAATCTTCACTTAACGATCAAAAGCAAGAACAGTCTGGCACTGATGGAGAATCTACAGAGAGTGAATCTTCTGAATCTGAAGAAACTGATGCAGATTTGGATACTCCCTCTTACGAAAAAGAGTCAGATGAGGGTGGAACAGAACCAGATCAGGAAAGTGCAATGAATGGTGGTCAAAATTTTGATCCAGATACCATTAAAACCATGCAATCTTTTGAAGATGGCATGAAAGAATTGGCAAATATGGATGGATTTGAGAATGTCTATGCTGAACTTCCTAACGTAAATCTGAATCAGATTATTGTTAGTAATGAAGAAGTGCATGCTCGTTGTTCAGATGAATGGGAAACCGATCATCCATATCTTCAACCAGGAGCATTTGATTATGTTGATGATCTTTTTGCCCAATTCAAAAAATCTGCACAGAAAGAAGTTAACTATCTCGTAAAAGAGTTTGAATGTAAAAAATCTGCCAGTGCATATGCTCGTGCAACAACTTCTCGCACTGGTATTCTTGACTGCACCAAACTTCATACTTATAAGTACAACGAAGATCTCTTTAGAAAGGTATCTGTAATTCCTGATGGTAAAAATCATGGTCTGATTTTTATTCTTGATTGGTCAGGTTCGATGGCAGATGTTATGTTGGATACATGCAAGCAATTGTTTAATTTGATCTGGTTCTGTAAGAAAGTCAATATTCCTTTTGATGTCTACGCATTCACGAATGAGTATCCTCGTGAGAATATGGAACCTTCTTATAAGAAAGAAGATGGTGTGGTGGTTGTTCCTGAACATTTTTCTCTTCTGAATCTCTTCACTCACAAGACAAAGGGAAGAGATATTGAAAAGCAGATGAAGAATATTTTCCGAATGGCATATTCGTTCAGATCATCTTGGGGTACTAACTATCGTATTCCAATTGGTATGGGTCTTTCTGGAACTCCTCTTAATGAAGCATTGATAACTCTTCATAAGTTGATACCTACATTCAAGAAAGTAAATAATGTGGAAAAAGTTCAGTGTGTAATTCTGACTGATGGTGAAGCACCTCCTGTTCGTTATCACAAAAAGTTTATTGGTGGTAGGTTTGAGCACAGCACAGAAGATTATATTGGTGTGAATTCTCTTGGACCTAATTCATTCATTCGTAATCGCAAGACAGGACATACTTACAGTCTCAATGTGCCGTGGTATGAATTCAGTAATGTATTGCTGAGAGATCTTCGTAATTCTTTCCCTAGCACTAACTTTATTGGCATCCGTGTTCTTGCACCTCGTGACGCTAACAGTTTTATGCGTATTTACTTTACTGGACGTGATTATTTTACTGCTCAGACAAAGTGGAAAAAAACCAAATCAATGGTGATTACTAATTCTGGTTATCATAAGTACTTTGGTCTGTCTTCAAAAGTTATGAACCAGGAAAGTGATTTTGAAGTAAAGGAAGATGCAACCAAAGGACAGATCAAAAGTGCATTTGTCAAGAGTCTCCGAACTAAGAAAATGAATAAAAAAGTGCTAAGTGAATTTATTGAACTTATTGCTTGATAAATATTTGCATAGTAATAGGTATCAAAAATGTCTAGATTTGGAGATCTAGTGGGTGGAAAAAAATCTGCACCTGCTCCTGCAGCACCTGCTGCGCCAGCACCGGTAGCAGTGCCAACTCCCCCTGCTGAAGCAACAAGACCCGATCTTGGTGAGGACACTACCAAGTATGAGAGTGACGTATCACTTAAAGATATGTCAAAGAAAGAACTTGAGGAGTATGGTCGAACTGTCGGTATCGAACTTGACAGAAGACATTCTCATAGCAAGTTGGTCAAAGAATTAAAATCATATCTAGAAGACAATTCCTAAACTGTCACAGGGGGCACCACACGGTGCCCTTTCTGCTGTATAATTACTTCAGTTGAAACAAACACCTGATCATGTCTCTTTCCATTGACTACATCCGCTCTTCTCTCCAAGAAGTTTATGGTGAGTCTGTCACCAGTGCCGAGATTCGTGCATGGTGTGCAATGAACGGTACTAATTATCAGACTGTTACTAAAAAAATCGATCAATACAAAACTGGTCGTGGTCGGTGGAATCTGACTGTTACCGAACAACTTGAGCAGACCTATCAAGCACCTGCTGCTATGCCTGCTGTAGAGCAAAACCTTATCCCTTCAAAAGATGATACCTTCGTCCAGTTTGGCAACTTCGGTGATGTTAAAAAAATTATTAAATCCCGTGTATTCTATCCTACGTTCATTACTGGACTCTCCGGTAATGGTAAAACTTTCTCAGTTGAACAGGCTTGTGCTCAACTGGGTCGAGAACTTATTCGTGTCAATATCACGGTAGAAACAGATGAAGATGATCTTATTGGCGGTTTCCGTCTTGTTAATGGTGAAACCGTCTGGCACAATGGCCCAGTCATTGAAGCACTCCAGCGAGGAGCAGTCTTGCTCCTTGACGAGATCGATCTCGCCTCAAACAAAATCCTCTGTCTTCAGTCTATTCTCGAAGGGAAAGGAGTTTTCCTCAAGAAGATTGGCAAATTCATTACGCCCGCAGAAGGTTTCCAAGTATTCGCCACTGCCAATACTAAAGGAAAAGGAAGCGATGATGGACGATTCATTGGTACTAACGTGCTTAACGAAGCCTTCCTTGAGCGATTCCCAGTAACCTTTGAGCAGGAGTATCCTACTGTTGCAATTGAAACCAAGATTCTTGGTAAACTGTGTTCCGATTCTGATTTCTGCAAGCGTCTTGCTGACTGGGCAGATATCATTCGCAAGACCTTCTATGATGGTGGTATTGAAGAAATTATCTCTACCCGTCGTCTTGTTCATATTGTCAAAGCGTTCAATATTTTTGGTGACAAAGCAAAAGCGATTGAAGTTTGTGTGAATCGTTTTGATGATGAAACTAAGCAAGCATTTTTGGAACTGTATGACAAAGTTGATGTAGATTTCAAGATGCCTTCCGAAGATACTATTGACACATTGACTGCTGAGTGATACAATGACTAATGCATGGTCCTTACTTTATGATGAACTTACTATGAAACAACCATGGGTTTATGAATCACCAGATGGCGGTAAAACAGTTACACGCCGGAAACCTGGATCCCTTGAAAAAGAAATGCTATCACCGCACTCTGAAGATCGAATTGAACTATCAACTCCTGATTATGAATTTAACATTGACATGACTAATTGCAATCCCAATCGTTTTAAGTACAGCGAGGAAGAACTCCTCAAAGAATTGAAAGATTATATTTCTTCAACTTATAATGCACACTACTCTGCTGGCAATGATGCCATTCAAACGCTAGACTTGATTGAAGCATGTGGTGATGCTGAGGCATTCTGCCGAAGCAACATCCTCAAGTATGCTTCTCGATACGACAAGAAAGGAACTGCACGTAGAGATCTTATTAAGATTCTGCATTACGGTCTTCTCCTTCTGCACTTCTCTGATAAATCTTCCCAACGTGAAACGTATCCCCAATGATGAAACTCCGTGAACCTATGAAACTGTCTGAAAAAACTGTCAACCTTCTCAAGAACTTTGCTTCTATCAACCAGTCTATTGCATTCAAAAAGGGTAATACTCTTCGCACTATGTCTGTGATGAAGAACATCCTGGCAGAGGCAGAGATTGAAGAAGAGATTCCCCGTGACTTTGCAATCTATGACCTGGTGCAATTCTTGAATGGTGTCACTCTGCACGACAACCCTTCTATTGAATTCCCCAACGAATCAAACCTGACCATCCGCGAGGGCAAGGATCGCAAGACCAAGTATTTCTTTGCTGACCCTAGTGTGATCGTTTCTCCCCCTGAGAAGTCTATTGCACTCCCTAC